CGCCCGTGTTATTATATAGCGCAGCATAACCAAACGCAAAGTTATTAGTCGCAGTCCAATCGCTACCATTCCACACTGCTGTTTGATGACTACCGATTAAATTACCAGCGTAATTTTTTACAAGTGGGTAATATTTATGCTTTCCAGTTACTATTAATTCATTTTCCAACTTCGCAATATCAGACATTGACAACGTGCTATCTTTTAGTATTTTTCCCGTAGTTCCATTAAACAAAGCAATATTACCATCTAGCGTAACGGAAGCAGGACCAACAACAACATTATCTATTTTGATAGTTTCGTTTGTATCAAACCGATAAGCACTTGCGTTCCAATAAGTAATTCCGTTTGATATTGGAGTATCTTGACGTGTTGCTAATGTTTGTAATGAGCCAAAATCACCGACTTTAGCAATTCCATTACCATCGAAAACCAACATAGCGTCATTTACTCCATCCGCTAATTTAGCAACTAAGCCAGCATAAGAGCCAACCGCTAAACCACCAACCGCACCATCTCTTAATATGATTGTGTCATCTTTTGTATAAACATGCTCGGCGTGGGTTTCGTAAGCACTACCATCTTGAATTATATTTCCAGCAATATTTAAGTCGCCACCAATAGATAAACCTTTAATCAATGTAACGTTATCTTCACTATTAATAGTTATTACATTGCTTACTGATGTCATAGATTTTATGATATTAGTTCTAATTGTTGGAGTAGCGAAACCATTACTATCAAACTTCAAATTAGCGTCAGTGTCAATTTTACCTAATGTTTCGTTCCAAAAAACAATGCCACCATCGGTTTCGGTATCAATATTTACATCATTAGATACTTCTTCATAAGCACTTGTTTCCCAATGATACATTTTATCGGTATCTCGTGCTAGGTATAACTTCAAATCACTTCCAGTAGCAGGAAAATCATCATATGTAGCATACTTATTAACTTCAATACCACCAGTAACGACAAGTGTTTCTAGCGTTTCTTCGGCAGTTGTTATTCTACTCTCGTGATTACTAATTGACGCTTCATTAACACTAATTCTGCTTGTATTTGAAACAATCGTTGCTTCGGCAGTTGTTAATCTTGGGCTATTTACCCATTTTGTTCCATTCCACGATAACACATCACCACTAACCAAACTACCAATATCGCAATCTAATAACTTAGCAATAGTAGTGCCAATGTTTGCTTCAATGGGGGTAGAGCCATTAATATAATACAATGTCGTATTTTGCGCGTTGACTAATAAAAACATACGAGCGTCATATACATCTCCGCTTAAATCTGGCAAAGCATATACAACCCTAATTATATCATCAAATATTGGTCTTGTAACAACTTCCATTAAAACTAGTTCCCAATCAGCCAACGGGTCAGAAGCAACCTGCGTTGTTGGCGTTGGCGCATATTTAACATCAAATGTAAATGTAGTTCCAACAACAACAGATGTTCCATCAGCAGGTGTTAAAACACCATCAACTATTGTTACTGCATCTATTAATGGGTCGGCAGGACAATACACTTTAACACTTAATGATAAAGTTCCATGCTTTTCAAGATACCAATTACTAAGACCAATATAATAATAAGTTCCAAGTTCTTCGCTTGAGGACCTAGTGCATAAATCAAACCTTAATTGTCCATCTGCTCTTTTGCTTATAATTGTAATGGCGTATGTTTCTACTAAATCTCCATCATCAGGAAAAAAGAAGCGTATTTGTGTCGCTAAATGACCGCCTTTAATATCTTCCCCGATAAAGCCGATTTGCTTTCCATTTATATCACGGGGTTTTCTATCTGCTCCGTAATATATGTCTAACGCTCTTGTTTCCGTAAAGCCCATATAATTACCTACCTATTTTTTTAATCTATTATTATTTTATCATATTTGATTAACGATGATTATGTTTTCCAATTAATGATGATTATATTTTCCAATTATTGACATTGATTGGTATTGTAGTATTACTCGTGTGTGCATAATAATTCATGGCAAATAAAAACTTCGGCAAACTCATACTTGTTGCGCTATGACACGCATAAATGCCGATATGTTTTCCAATTAACGATACGCTATTTGGCGATGATGGATATGTATTTATTAAAGATATAATATAGTCGCTTGTAGTTCCTACCGATATAACCGCTAAATGCTCATATTCATTATAACCCAAATCTGTTGCTAATATTTTATATCTTTCTCCTGCGTTTTCAATAGTAATTGGTATTTCACTAATAATATAATAATAGTGTGCGAAATTTAATGGCGCTGAAAATACCATTGGAAATTGTTCTAGTATATTTTCTCCAACGACTATTTGTGCTAATGCGTTTGTTCCGCCATTTATTTCTATATGATATTGGAATACTGGTATCTCATAAGACGATTTATCGTATGTTGTTTCGTCTTTTGAAACTGAAAAATTATTTACCAAACTTAAATATGTGGCACTTGATAATTGTGGTAATGTTTCATAATCACTAGCAGTCATTATTGCGGCGTAATCGTCTGTTTTTATTAACGACCATCTAATTCTATAAACTTCTCCATTAGCATCGGCATAACGAATTGGAACTTGAATATTTGTGCCACTTTGTTTAATACCAATAATATAGTTTTCCATAAAATCTGTTCTAAATATAATCGACCTTACAAATGGCATTCTAGTTGTTGGAACTACAAATCTTTCAATAGTTGTGCCTGCGCTATTATAAGTAGCACATATTCCATCAAAGTCGTAAATAAAACCAACATTATTGGCACTATTAAATGTTAGCAAATCTAAAGTTGGAACTAAATAAGGGCTATCATGGTGTCCGTCGCCATTATAAATTCCTATTTCTAAATAGTCCTTATATATTTGAACTCGTTTAACAAGGTTTTTATCTGGAACGGCATATGTAGAAACATCAGTATCGGCACTTACGTTTTCATCTCTTGCCACCTTATCTCTTGTTAATGAAAATAATACAAGAAACTTATCTTTATAACAATCAATAGACCTTTGACCTATTACATATTGACGATTGTCTTTAATTACCTTTTGACCGCAACTATAAATACTAGCAAATGTTGAAAACTCTTTATATCTTGTTATCGTTTCACTAGCGCTTTCATCGGCATAGGCACTAACTAATTTACTTACGCTATATCCATCCAATAATGTTCCACTTTGATTATAAGGTCTTTCATCTTGTGCTTCATCATCGTTATCATAAGATAAAACAACATCTCCAATAGGAGAATACATCACTCTAAAAAATGTTTTATAGTGGTATGCTGTATACAATCTAATAATTAAATGCTCGGTATCTGTTCCCGTTGCCGCCTTGCTCATTATTTCATAATCATAAATAGTCGTGTATGCGCTTGTATATGTTAATGCTTTTGGAACTTTAATGTATGTGCTGTCAGTTTCCCAAGTAAAACTATGCTCTTGGTCGGTATTAGTAGCATTACTTGGTTCGGTTGTTTCATAATCTCTTGGTGGCAATAAATTAAATAAATAATTCCAGCCACTACCATCATAAAGACCTATTTCCCAATCGTGTGGAAAATCAGCCGATGCGTTTATATCGCTTTCAGTAATATAAGAAAATAAATTTAATTCTCTAATGGCAAACGCTTTCCATTGTTCGGCAGTTAAGTTGTTATACGTTTCATAAATTCCTAATGCTTCGCTTCCGATTATTGTTCCGCTAATATCTCTTAATTGTCTTACTATTTTGCAAGGTCTTAACATTTGAAGCCAAAAAACATCACTTATTTTATTTGGTAATGGTATTAACGCTTTATCTCCGTCAAATGCTAATGACGTCGTATCAACACTATGAACTCCAAAGTTGTTTGGATACATAATATAATTAGAATTTCTGACATTTTCTAATGGGCTATAAACCCTTGTCATGTATTTATCGCTATTGCTAGATATTTTTCGTTGAACACTTGGAAATATTGTGTCTATCGCGCCAAGTGGAACTCCATATCCATATCGTTGCTTAAAACCTAGATGAAACCCACTATCATACCAAAGATAAGCAATCGCGTTAAACGATTTACATAAATCTCTAATGGCTGTTGATAGTTGATAATTTTTATTAAATGAAAAATGCTTTGTTCTTGTTGTGCTATCAACAAAAGTATAGTTAGCCCAAGTTATCGTAATAGAAACCTTAGCGATATTAAATAAACGGGTAAATGCTTTGGCAAGCGTATATCTTCCTGCTGGGAATACACAACTAGGAACTCTCACAAAAGAAAAATATTCAAGCATATCGCCTAATTGTAGTGTGTGTTTATATATAGCAACATCATCTTCATCGTAAGAAATAAACTCACAATCATCTTGTTTAATAATAAACCACATCGCGCTTTCAGTTTCTTTAACAATCGTGTTTGGGTCATATGCGTTTTCGGTTGTATTAAGCACAACGCATTTAGCGCTATTTGGCAATTCATTTATATTATCAGCAATATCAAAAGGTAGTTTAGGTTCTCCTATTAGAAACTCGGAAAAGCCATCGTATTTATCATAACCATATAAAGCAAAACTCATAATCTTTCCACTTCCATAGTATTATTTTCTTGACTGCTTGTTGTGCTATTAGTAACACCGCCACTAATAACAAGCATAGCAAATAATAAAATAATTACTAGCATTGTTGTAAACCCAGCCCAATACATCCCATTGCAGTTATCTTCCATTATTAGTTACCCCCTATTGTGATTTGAAAGTAATCTTTCCAAATACACTTTTTTTAACTTGATAATCACTTCCAAGCACTTGCAATCCACTTCTAATTCTCAAATAGTTAGATTGATTTGCTTGATTTGCTTCTTTAATTGTTCTTTCTACGGCACGGGCTAATTCCATCAAAGCAAATTGAATGATTAAAACGCCACCTACCATTTTAGCACCATACATAAAGTCAGCCTTGCTTGATGAAGCGACATCTAACGCGGAACTGCTTAACCTTCTACCTTTTTCCCACCATCCACCAGTAAATTTATTCATCAACGGGTTAATTGCTCGACTATACTTATTGTGTTCTACGCCTCCGTGTGATGTTCCAGTTCCTAAAATATTTTTAACACCAGCACCTGCTTTTGGCAAAACTTCACCATCGGCGCTAATTCTTACATTTGTGCCAAGTGCTTTTGTCGCTTTATCTTCAACTATAAATCTAAATATCGTTGCCATCAATAACTACCTAATTTGAAAACTACTTTAATAGTTAGTATATCTCCGTTGGTGTTCATAATGCTTAAATCATCTAATTTGCATTTGATTGTATCTTTAGTTAAAATGCCAAATTGATAATCGTATTCTTCAATAGTAAATGTCATGTCAATACTTGTTAATGGACTAGCAATAGATTGCTTTCTTGCCAAATTATATAATGCCATAATCAAATCATTGTTCCTTACGACATTAAAAGCATAACTTAATGTGTTTTCTACACTAGCATTATAAGTTGTCGGCAATGGATATGTGCTAGATACAATTTGATTTCCGGTGTCGCTTAACTTACTACCGCTAGGTATTTCTAATGGTTCAACAACATAACCAGCAATACGCGTTTTAATAATATCGTTTCCAAGCATTACATTTTCATCAACGATTGTCGCTTGTCCGTTAAAGTAAATCGCCAATCTACCAGTTCCATTAAAGTCATAAGGCATATCTCGTTGTATGTTATTGGCACTTAACGATACTTTATATTTACTAAATGTATCTTCTATGGCGACAACGTTTGATAATTGATGATAAGATGAGCCAGCAGCAACCGAAATCGTGAATACGGCTCGATATAACACGCCATCACTTTCAACATAAACATTATACGCGATTGTTTCTTCTGCTTGTGTTGCTGGTTTAATCCACACTTTTCCTGTTCCACATAGTTCATTAGCGATTATATATAAATCTCCTGATGAAGTAATATCGTTTGCTCCCGTATAAACCATGTATACATCATTATTTAATTCTAATTGCCACGTTGCATAGTTTATTGTTGGCGTTTTACAAACATATAAATCGCCATATTCGCCTTGAACAACATCAAACTTGCGACCTTTTATTTTTAGCAATAATTGATTTACTTTTTCATTAACATATCCAATGTCGCTATCTTCATCGGTGCTGTCTTCCTCAAGTTGTTTATCATAAGCAACATCTAATCTAACTCCATATTCTAAAGGACAAATGTAATTGTTAACAATATTAACAATGTCAGCACTACCACTTTGTGATATAACGCCCCTTGCTTTATATGATTGCTTGTTAAGGTCATAAATTAATTCTTCAATCTTTTTAGCATAGCGTTCTAAAGCGTCTTGATTGCCAATTTGCTCGTAAAAAGATGTTAAAAATATTGTATCATCGTTTAACTCATGTTGTATTATCGCCCTTACATAATCAATATCATACATTTCAGCCATATACTTCTCCTATGCTATTATTTTAGCAAATATCGTCTCACAAACATCTTATTATTAATATTTTAACACTTTTAACCAATAACATTTTCAAAATCGCCAATTAGTTCACCAGTCATCGTATCAATATTAACATCAGCACCTGCACGATTTAATATCATTGTGCTTGGGCTTGAAAATAATTCATCATTATCTAAACCACCACCACCAATAATAAGTCTAGCGCCTATGTTACTTGCTATTTGTGGAACTAATTGTGCTAATATACGTTCTATGTATTGCCAATGCGTATTATAACGATAATTACGATTATAGATATTGTGGTGTTTAACTCTTTCGGCATATTCTCTTGCTTTTGAAGCCCTACCCATAAAGTTCCTATCCATATTTTGCCGATATTCTTGTATTGTTTCTAATTGACTATAACGACCACTTTTTGATTGTGTGCGTTGTCTTGTAATCGTTGAATTATAATCTCGTTTAGATAAGTCGGCTACATTTGCTTGTGTTCCTTTTGATTTATCAGTTCCTTTATTTGGTCGTCTAATCACTTTGGCATTTTCTAATATAAAATATTGTGGCGCTCTAACTTGTGCATCTTCGTTTCCTATTTCAAAATAATATTGATTGTCACCTAATGGAATAGTAGCATTAGATTTTAACGATATGTCTAGCATGTGTGGTTTTTTGGGATTTCTCCGATACTTAATTCCTTTGTCATAAGGAAAATTTTGGCTACTCTCCATGCCAAACTTTAACATTTTAATAATGCTTAAAGCATAACCAGCCATAGCATTACCTCAATGCCAAAACTTGTTCTATAATGCGTGGTTTAATCAAATGTAAAATACGATAGTTAACTTGTTCTTTAACTTCGCTTAGTATCTCTTGAATACGCAATTTTGTTCCATCTTCCAATATGATAGTATCGTTTGGCACAAATGTATGTGCCCCAAATACCGCTATTGTGGCAGTGCTTGTAATACCTTGAATACGACCATTAAATTCTGCTCTAAACGATTTATTTCCAACATAATAAAAGAAAATATCTTCATTGATATCGTTATCGCCCCTAACCCATTTACCAACATAACGATAAGTTTCCCGATTTACGTTTTGATTATTTTCGGTGCTATACATAAACTACCTAATTCTTTTGAAAGCCATTTCGCTTGATTAAACCACAACGACCACTTAAACAAGCAACCACTTCTTCGGTAATTGGGTTTAAGTCGCTCGTCAATAGATTGCGTAAAACAAGATATTGCGCTCGTTTGAAACCTTTAATTTTATCTTCGCTATTTCCATAGGTATCATCTTCTAAATAATCGCATATCGTTTGCTCGGTATGGTCTAATTCATCGTTATTATAAAAGATAAAATCAAGCAATTCGTCATATGCTTCTTCAATAAGCGGTGCTTCATTGTTATTTAGCGATGGGTCGCCTACATTTATTCCATATTGTCGTAAAAAGTCATTATCTACCTTGTAATCTAATAGTGTCGCCATGTTTCCATACACCTTTCATTTTAACTACTTATTATTTTACCACAAAAAAAGGGTCGTATTACTACAACCCTATAAAACTTATGCGTTTTTAGATATTATAACTAATTATTAAGCGTCAATCATCTTGACAATGCGATTTCCATCAAGGACTTTAATGCCATATAGCAAGTCGATGGAAATGTTATTTGTCTTGGAACTTGGAGTATAGTCATAAACAACACGAACTGATAAACCACTTGGTGAAGTGGCAACCGCACCAATAGCACCACCAACAGGGGCTTCCATCGGGGCAGTAGCAAGCGTTAATGCTGATTTGTGGAAACCAACACTATAAGGCGCACGAACAACTAGCGTTGGGGCAACATTAGTCATAGCAACATGAAGTCCCGGAAAAATATCAATTTCGGCAATAGCGCTGTCAGTTCCTGTGCCATCTTCGGTAAATTCGTAAATGTGATTGTCATAAATAAACTTATCGCCTGATTTAATAGTAGCAGTAGCGGCACTTAAACTTCCAAGAGCAACCGTAGTCGCTCCAATAGCGCCTGTAACTTTATAGGAAGTAGCCGTTCCGGCAGTAGTGGCGTCAGTGTCGGGAAGTAAAGACGAACCATAGCAATCAAAACCATAGACACGACCAATTTCTGCTTCTCTCAACGCGCCGATGTTTTGTGATTTATCGAAACCAACGATAGCGTCAAGGGCAACATATTCGTATTGATGTAATGGAGAGAAGAATAAATAGCGTTCAGATTTGGCAACCTTTTTCTTGTCAAGTGCTTTAGCCATAGCGCCAATATCACTAATAACGGCTGTTGCTGTTTTGGTTTCGCTTAATGAAGCACCGGCAACAAGGGCGGCAAGGACATTTGCTTCAACTTGCTCGGCGATAGCATAAGCGGCAGGTTGTAAAATTTGTTTTGACAAGTCATCAATCGAAAGCGTCATTTCTTTAGAAGTAATCGCCACTGAAACATCGGCGATAGTGTCTAGTTTAACAGCAACGGAACTTTCAGTAATTGTTTGGTTAGAAGTCGCACTAATAAAGTTGTAGGAACTAAAAGTCGCTGGAACTTTAACGTTAATCGTATCGCCTTTAGCACGAGGAGTATTGAAATCTCGCTCGACACCACGATACACTAGACCAGAAGCGGCAAGGCGCTCTTCAAGGGCAACCAATACTTCTTGGGCAACTAATGTCGGATTAGTAAATGTGTTAGGCATAATATAATCTTAATTTAATTTCCTTTCTTGTGGAAGTTATTTTCTTCCGTATAGTTTTTCTCTGCGAATTCGGCGATATTCTTCGGGGTTGTTAATCGCCAATTTTTCTAAATCTTCGTTAGATATCGTTTGAGCGTTGCTTGATTTGGTTGGAGTAGTAGTCGGTGATGTTTTACCACCACTAATAATACTATCGTGTGTTTTTTTCAGTGTTTTAATAACATCGTCAAGTTGCTCGTCATCAACGTCTAATTTCTTGTTATCAAAGTATACTTCGATTGGTAGTCCTGCTTCAGTTAGTTTGGAACGAATAAGCATATCGCGATATTTAGACTTGAAAGTATCTCTTTCGGCTTGTGTAGCGTTAAATCGTTCTTCATATTCGGCTTTTGCTTTTTCTTCGGCTGTCATTTGGGCTTTCTTGGCTTCTCTCTCAAGGCGTTCTCGAATACCTTTTTCGGTTTCGTTGATACGAGTTTTCAAGCGTTGCTCGTTATCGGCTTCCCATTTGGCTTTTTCTTCGGCTAACTTATCGGCTACAATCTTTTCGATATCGGGGGCGTTGCCACCACCATTATCTTCCCCGTCTTGTGAGTAATAAAAGTTTTTCGGCATAATCGTTCTCCTTTTCTAGTGTGTTATAGTGCCACTCTCACTCATTTGCCATTCCGCATTTTTCATCGTGGTAGATTAGATGACAAAACTCCTTTTATCATCAATTATTATTTTACACTAATTACCTTAAAAAAAGAAATAAAATATGTTGCTTATTTACGTTTAGTGTTATACACTAAATATTTTTATATTAAAGTTGTTGCGCTTTACCTTCGGCAAAATTTTCAACATTATCTTGTTGGTTCATATCTTCAGGCACTTCATCTTGTCTTTCTTTATTAGTATCATTAATGCCTTGTAGTTCTTTAACAACTTGTGCTTCAGGCTTCTTAACAACGCTGTCCATATAAGACACGATATCTTCTTCCATAAATGTAAATTGCGATAATAGATTTGGCGACCAAGCGTTCATGTTATACAGATTTTGTTGAATGGTTGCCATCGCTAAATCGCTTGATGGTAATGGATGGAAATATTTAATCGTCATTCTATTAATATCAAAATCAATTTTCTTAAATAATTTTGGACTTTCATGCTTAACGTAATTTAACACGCACTTCATAATGCGCTTAATTGTTGGTGTCGCCGCCTTTTCTCCGTCAATCGCTTTGTCAATCACGCCTTTTAATTTTAATTTTAATGCTGGCTCGCTTGCTGATTGCGCGAACTCGGGCGATGAGAAATCAACAGACCTTGAAATCGCCCACATATCTTGTAACGCTTGTTTCTTGGTGTTTTGCGCTTCTGCTTGATTAATATTATTATTTAAGATATTAACCTTTGTTTCTCCCTCTGTAATAATCATTCCTTTTCTAACATATAAATCAAAAAACGTTTCTTGCTCTTCTTTTGACCCAACTTTTAATCCGTCAATATGTAAAATAGATTTAACCGCTTCATGATTACCACGCACAATATCGTTTTGTATGGCACAAATTAAAGATATAATACCTTTGATTGGCTCAATACTTGATTGCTCGTCAATGTTATTCTTAAATTCATTAATTGGAACGCGCCCAAAAAAATGTTGAATTTTTTTGATGTCATCGGGTGGCAACAATACTTTATCTTTTGAAGTTGTTTCAAATACATAAACATAGTTTTGTGTATAAACGTAAAATAAATACTTATCTTTATCAATCTGGTTAATATAGCAACCAAACAAACTATCTGGCTCAATATATTGGTCGTAAGCAACAAAAGTTGATAACGGGTCTAATTCACTAAATCGTGGAAATTCGTCATTTTCTTTATTATGGACTAAAAGATAGCCCTTACCGCATTTTGACTTGTAGCGTATGGCTTCCGTTAAATGCTCTTTCCAATTACGATAAGACATTTGACGATTATACTCCGTTAAACGAGCAATCTCGCCTTTGGTGTTCGTGTCTGTCGTAATCATTGGCGCTTTTCCAACAAATACACTTGTTTCCATATCAATAATATATTTGGAATAATTAATATTTTGTTTGGCAATTCGTTCAAAATTAATATTACCGCCATCAGTGTAATCAATGGTGTAATAATAAGCGTCTTTGTCAAATGGTAATTGCCCCTTGTAATACGAAATGTCATTTTCCATCGCTGGAATGGTTTCTTTGAATTGTAAAAAGGCATCGTTGATGAGTAACAACAACTTGTCTGGCAAACCTGCTTCTTTTTCGTAATTCAAAATTTCTTCGATTGTCGCATTTACTCTTATCATTGTTTATTTCCTCTCAACTTCTCCATATAGTGCCTAATTTTGAATAAAAACCATCTTTATCTATTACCATTTTACCACTTGTTTGCTTAATGCGATAGATAAAGTATTGACTTGTCGCATCAACTTCATCATCAAAACTAACGCTTGGAAATAACATCATCGT